GCGCTAAACATCCAGTGGGACTAGTACTATATTAGTATTCGTGCCTAGGTTGCGTGAATAATACGACCATGGCGTTCCGAAAAAAGTTCCAACGGAAAAAGAGATACACGCGCAAGAAGCGTGGAGTAAAAAGGCGAACTTTTAAAAGGTACACAAAGAAGCGTTTCTCACGTCAGAAAAAGTTTGGACGCGGAAAAAGATCGTTTGGGGGTTTGAACAAATCTCTAGATGGAGCAAGATTCAAAATTCGACTTAACAGACGACAACTAGCATTAAGTGATCAAAAACAAATTATACACTTAGGAAACCCAGCAGACTTGACGTACAACGGACTATCCAACAACTTACCTATGCTACTAAACTACAATCAATGGCGTATCGACAGGGTAGTGACATACTGGCGTATCAAAAACACTAACAGGACTAGGTATCGCGGAGACGACTGCAATCATGCGATTGTGGTCACAGTTCCTAATGACGACACGGGAGCCGATGGAAAGTTCGAGGATCTCATGTTCAACTCTGATCAAACAGAGCTGCAAAACTTCTTACTTAACTACACACAACTGAGAGGGCTAAACTACAGAAAAGTGAGTCCATGGGGAGGCAAACGAGCATTCAAACCATATATTACTTGGTTACGAACTACATATTCGAAAAACAGTACAGCAGCACCGTCGTCTCAAACACAACTACTAAGAGATTACTCAAAAAAAATGCACTATGCACTAAGTTCGGTACGTTACGAGGCTCCACTCTTCATGATAGTTCCCGGTATGGTAAAGCAATCTAATACGTACAACGGATCGTTCGGAATAAGCGAGATAGATATGACCGAATTGCCAACGGAATTTCCACAATTGGAAATTTGGAGTGACGTTTATGTTACAGCAAGACAATACGACACACTATCTCTAACGGCGCCAAACAGAGTAGCAAATCCTAACACTAGACTACCAGACCTAGATGCAAACATCATCAACACTGATTTCAACAAAGTCAAAGAGGATGTCAAAGAAGGTATCATGGATCAAATCTCCAACAGCCATCCTGTTTTAGGGGCAGTAGCAGCTATCGCGGGATTAAGAAAAAGACCAAGAGATGAATTTAAAATGTAATTTATTTTTTCTTTTTAATAAAAAATTAATCAGAAAACGAATTATCTTCATTTAACCAATCGGGATGTACATGGGTTTCAAATATAGATTTTAACAAACACTGATACTGTTCCTCACTAAGAGGAGGACGGACATCGGGAACTAACTCGTCTTCTTGGACTTGTAACTCAGGGACAGCTTCTTCTGGTTCGTTCTCAACTGGTATGAGATCATCAAAGTGTTCTCCCGCCATATTGCGGTAGTCATCCAAGTCAACAATTTGCCAACGATCATAAGTAAGAAGATGCTTATGATCATGAACATCGTGGTTGGTGAGAACGATAATCTTGACAGAATATCCGAGCCAAAACATGTCTGAATCATACTTGCCAGAAGAGACACAACCGTCTTTAAGTTCTTCAAAGATATCCCAAGCAAAGTACTGAGGTTGTTTATTACGAGCATAGTCAAAAATAGCAACTTTGTAATCACCTTTTGAAAATGCGTGAATAATATCGTGTCCCTTTCCACCACGGCAATAAAATACCTCAGAGCCGTGGGTATTGCGGATAAATTTGGCAAGATGGCTCTTGCCGCTGTTGCCACGTTTGTCCTGAACGAAGAGAATTCTTCGATCCGTCTGTTTCATCAACTTTTCGTACACTTCCTTCTGCCAAGGACGAAGTGAAGTAACCGCGGGAGGATGTTGATGGGATCTCTTGTTGCTTTGAGTAATTTGTTTCAACTGATTGTAGCAACGAAGAGTCGTCTCGGGACACAGGGCAGCACACTCCTCCAGATTGTTGCAAGAGAGGAGACGCTGGTATACATTCGCGTTCGATCCAGGTTTTCCTACCTCCAGAAATACATTCTCCTTCGCACAGTAGGCGCGGGATTGATCGTCCGTACCAAACGCAGATTCCATATGAGCTCGAGCCAGAGCAGGGATCAGTGACCTCCACTTCGTAAGTGTCCCATCTCTTGCCTTCAAATATGAGTGGTGGTAGTGGATGAAGCCTTGCAAGTGCGGCGTACCGTTTGCACCAATCTCTTTTCCGATGATAGCATACTCGATGTGCTTCAAGTTGTTGTTCAAGACATCCTGGAACTGTTGACATTCTTCTTCTGTATAATTGTTCAAAGTGAAGCAAATTCTGTTAGAACGAACGTTGATCTTCTTCGGTGGCATGATGAAAACTGAGAAAGAATTTGAGAAAACTTCACTTCTTATACCAAAAAATCGGAAAAGGAAAAACGCGGACGAGGGCGCTCGCTTCGCTCGCTACGGCCAAAGGTATTGTTAACGACGTTTGGTGGGTGTGCTAACCGCGTTATACGGCGGGCTACGCCCGCCTACGCGTGGGTGGTTTTCAAGTCCAGTAGTCAGGGGGCTGCGCCCCCCGAACCCCCCCGCCTCCCTCGCTAAAGCTCGGTCGTCGACCCAAAGGGGAAGGGGGGAGAGGCTATGGTAATACTGGATGCCATAGCCTCTCTCTCTTTTCCGCTGCGCGGTCTTCTACCTGCGCGCTCATCGTACGCGCGCTAAACATCCAGTGGGACTAGTACTATATTAGTATTCGTGCCTAGGTTGCGTGAATAATACGACCATGGCGTTCCGAAAAAAGTTCCAACGGAAAAAGAGATACACGCGCAAGAAGCG